GAGGGTTGCGGGTTGGGGCCGTGGGATCGGGCGGCTGGCTACCCGTGTTATGGGCAGACTCCATTGCGGTACATTCCGTTAGGGGACTAGGCCAACGTCTTCGACAACGAACTGTCCGGCGTACATGGTGCCGCCTGCGACAGTTGTGCCTAACAGTTTGACGGTGGTGCTACCGGATGCAGTAAACAACCAGCGGATGCTAAAGGTGGAGGCATGGCTGGTGCTGTAATGTTGCTCGGTTACCGTAAATACCTTTGTTCCACCAAGTTCGATGGATGCACGGTATTGTCCGGCGGCGGTGCTGTCGTCGTATTTGATGATGGCTGACGCAGAATACTGTCGGCCTGACACAGCCGTGAACGTGACGCTCGCAACTTCTGTGTCAGTTGTGACAGCGGTGTTGCTATACGAGTCAACAGCGACAACGCCTTTCGGGAACTGAGCCAACACGGTCGGATCAATCTTTGCGGTAGTGACAGCACTGTTCTGAATCTTATTTGTCGCAACACTGTTGCTATCCAAAATGTCTGAGGTCACAGCACCAGTCACCAACTGGGCGGTATCGACAGCGTTGTCAGCAACCTTGTCAATCGTGATCGCATCGTTAGCAATACCTGCCGTGTCCACCTGACCGTACGCAAAACCAACCGCGTCAGTCGAATCAACCAGCAACACTTTGCCGTTGTCCGTACCAGTCATATCTGGCGCAGTGAGCACCGTAGCGTTCGTGCCGTTATGAGAAACAAGCTGCGCTTTCGCAGTCTGCAAGTTCACGTAACGGTTAGCCTGCGCAATTGTCTGCGCATCTAACACATGCTCAACGGTTTCACCGACACCATGCGAAGCCGCAGTCGTGTCGTCATAGCCACGGCTGTTAACAGTAAGCGTAGTGCCCGAGCGGGACGTGACAAGAATCTTTTCCTCGGTCGCATTGCCTCGGTTGATAACAATGACAAACGGGTATGACGCACCGTCCGGCCAGTCCGTGCCAGAGTTAATAACAATGCTGGTGTCCCCTGCACTAATCGCAGTTGACAGTGTGCGGGTTGGTGCCGCCCCGACATATGATTTCTGGATGTAGCTCATAATGTTCCCACGCTATGTAATTGAACGGTGATCATTGCTTCTAGCCAGTTGCCAACGTCATCCCATTTGCGTGGCTGTACCGCAAAGTTATCGATTCGTACTCTGTAGTCGTGATTTCCTTCACGATAAATCACAACATCTTTATTTTGCCACACTTTTCTGATGGTTTCTAGTTCGGTCCACGGGTCGTAGTTGTAGTATTCGCCTTGCCCGTCGCCAATGATGACGCGTTGCGCCACAATCAACGGGACTACCCATTGCTGTACGGCTGGTGGTTTGGGTGAAGCGTTCGCACGGAACTGGTGAATAGCAGGGGTTGATGTGCCGTCGCTTTCTAATTTCAACACAAGATGCATGTGATCAAATTCGATACCTGCACCGTAGATTGTCATGTTTGTTTCACCGTCACCTTCGGCGCTGTATGAACCAACTAGCTGATCGGTGTGTACTTCGACAATAACTTTTTCGTTGTTCGCTGCAACAAGCGGTGAGAATTTGATGTTGATTTCGTTGAGTGATTTGTCTTCGACCGTGCCAAAATAGATTTCGCCGGAGTGCAGTTCGCCGGACGTTTGATATCCGTCGCGATCTGATGCGTACACTCGGCCTTGAATGTCGGTAAACAAGGTTTGGTAATCTTCATATGGTGTTGCTGCGCCGACACCGGACGGGGTGGTGCCTTGTGCTGCGAATCGTACGATGCTTCGACAGTTGACTCCGGCGATGTTGGTTTTGATGTCGCCTGCGTATGCGGGCAGCAGCGTGTCAGTGAACGTGGTGAGTGACAGTCGTGCGAGTTCGATGAGGTCGTCGTCGCGTTGCCAGTTGAACCAGACGTATTCGCCTTGCGGTTCGATAGCAAGGACCGGCCCGTTGGTAGCGATGAGCGGTCCGTAGGTGAGTGATCCGTCGCCTGTGACTGTCGCAAATCGGATGCCGTGGTTGCTGTAGAGGATGCCTGAGCCGCCGTATCCTGCACCACCGTACAGTTTTTCGTCTTTCGGAAATGATGCGGCTTGGTTAGAGATAGCAAGCGCGCCGCCGGTTGTGGTTGTCATGTTGAACAGGCTGCTGGTGTTGTATGCGTACCCGCCAACATAAATTTTTGAGCCGATGTTGAACACGGTGGTCCACACGAACTCGGTGTTGTAATGCGTGTAGATGTCAGTGAAACTGCTGGTCGCTGGAATGTATTCTTTCAGCACGTTGTCTTCTGAAACGAGCAAGTTTGCGCCCGTGAATGTGACACTGTTAAACGTGCCGGTGGCCGTAGCCTCGGTAGTGACAGCTCCGGCTAACGTGATTTTGTACAGAGTTGTATCTGAGATGGCCCAAATGTAGGTGCCGTCAAAGTCCCATGCTTTAACGTTGGCGATACCTGATGTGACAAGTGCTGTGGGTGCAAGGTCGTTGTCAAATTCCCAGATACGGTCACCGTTGCAGGCATACACCAAATTGCCGAACTGGTTGAGGATAACGGGCTGCGTTAAAGTGGCCGACGTGTCAAGGATTTCTGTGACGCTGGGCTGTAACCGTAGGGTGTCTTCGTCCCACGGGTCAATGTTTGATGACGTGTAAAAACGTTTGTCGTCGGTGTCGCCAAGATCCAAACGTAGCTGGCCTGCGCCGTGTGACCAGTCGTATCGGTAACGCCACCATCCACCGTTCGGGTTGAACAACGTGTCTGATGGTGTTTCTGACAGCACTACGCCTTCACGTAACGTTGGCAAACCAGAGTGCCGATAGTTTTCTAACTCAACACTGTAAATCTGGCCGTTCAAGAAAACGGTTTTAGGTGGGTTGCGGACGTATGTGTCGAATGGTCCGGACGCGGACGGCGTTAACCCTAACTGGCCTTCAAGAAACGGTGTGGCCGGATACAGCCGATGAGTGATTTCGGCCACGGATTACCACGCTTTCATCGGGTAGCGTGCACGCAGTTTCGTAACTTCTTCCTGATACCTGCGAATGTAATTAGCTCGTGCAGTCTGCACCATCTCGGTGGTAGCGTTGACAGGATTGATTGCGTCCATGCGGGACGAGTCGGCACCAAGCCGTGAACCGCGAATATTTTCGTCGTCCGACAGCAACCGCAGTTTAATTCCCTGCACCAACAGATCGACCTGTGACGGTGACAGTCCGAGGATGCTGACAAGGTTTGACGACTCAGATAACGGTTCGGCAATGTCAAACGGTAATGCGATCAGCGCATGGATTTTGCCTGCCGGAACATGATTGTTTTTTGTGATTAAACGAATCAGCAGACCGGACGCGGTGACTGCATCCCATCCGCCAACCACGCCACGCTGTAAACGGAACTTGATTGACGGCCATGCAGTCGAATCTGACGTGTCCCACTGCCGGTATACCTGCACTAAACCGACAGCATCTTCATAGTCAGCAGGAATTTCGATGGTGTCTTGATCCTCAGTGACCGTCCACTGGTAGGAAACGACACGGTACAGTTCAGTTTCCCACGATGCTAGCTCGTCGATAAGCGCATCAAAAATGTCGAACCGGCTGAAACGCGGGTTGACTAATAGTTCGTCACCGGCTTCGTGTGATTCGGTTGGCGAGTCATGCCAGCCACGAATTACGGTGATTTGTTTCAGGCTGGCGTTTACATCGGTGACACGTAACAGTTCGTAACCAATGCTGAGGATTGCTCCGGCACGAACAGCAGGAGTTAAATCGTATTGCAACGTAAACGTCGTGTCGGACTGGCTGGCTGACACAGACAGCACGTTGAATTCGTGACGCAACGACGAGTTTAACTGACGGCGCACCCGTTCAATCACATTGTTAACAGTGTATCGTGCCATTTTACGTAATCTCCTGACAGCAATTGTAGACGATTCGCCTACCCCGCTGCTAGTGCGTGTCCGGCTCGTAAGTTTGACAGTGACAGAACGGCCACGCCCATAGTCAATGAGCTGCATCTGGATCGTTTTGGCGGACACGATGCTGTGTGTGCCTGCACCCGTACCAGAAGCGGCACGGTTGTTAGTGTGCAGGTATACGCTAGACGATGCGCCTGCACCTGTTGCAGTGCTTGTGCGGAACACGGTAGTGAATCCGGTTGCTCCACCGCCGGACGCACCGTTACCTGTGCCGGTAGCAGAACGTGGGATGGTGTTGAGCCACAGCGCAGACGATGTGCCGGTTCCTGATCCGGTAGACGTGCGGACACGGGTGACAAGAATTGTTGTTGCCGATCCCCCAACACCGGAAGATGTTGCGGTTCGTTGGAATAGCGCACCGCCGTTGTAACCAAGCGTGCTGCGATACGTGGCAGTTGTGCTAGCGTATCCGTTAAATGCGCCTGCGCTGACTGCGCCTTCGTAGGTGACGGTGATACGGTCGTAGTCGGCTTCGGAGTCGTACCGGTCGGAGGCAAGGGTGTCGCCTGCGTAGGTTACGTTTTCTTCGTAGTCGGTAGACGACTCGTACAGCCGTGCCATCGTCAGTCCTCGTCAGGGACTGGCGGATCAGGTTGCAGATTGGTCAGCGCAGTCGGTTGCCGACATTCGCCGCACATCACAACTTCCGGTTCCCCAACAAACAGGAAATCTTGATTGCGTTTTGGACAGTCGTTGTTGTGACAAGTTGCCGTGATCATGATAAAGCCACCGTTCCAGCGGCGCGGATACGGTCGCCAGTTGTCCAAGTAGTTGGGACTGTTGAGGATGTAACAACGGATTGCAAATAACTTCCGCTTATTTGGCCGACGTTTAGACGGAAGTTCCCGTTCCCTGATCCTTCAGCGATAAAGTTGCCGAGTTTTCCGTCTAACTCGGTGACGCCGATGGGTATCCCGTTTGGCGTGGCGAACGCGACGCCGGTCGGGTTAGAGAACTGGATGAAGCCGGTGATCGAACTGGTCGAGCCCAGTTGGATATATCCGGAAACGTAAAGCAACTTGTTGACGCGGACGTAATACCACTCTTGGGTGGCGTTGCCGACAGTTAGGTTGGCGTTCCACGACGGCGTGAACGCAACCGCCGTACCCAACGCCTCCAACGTTGTCAACCGTGACGCATGATCCGCAATCTTGTAATCATGGCTGGTCGTGACAGCCGACGAATCCGCCCCCACCTTCGCCTGCAAAGCCTCAACAGCATCATTCAAATCCGAATGCTGCGTAGCATGAGGCACCGACACAGAATCCATCGCATCCGAAGACGACGGATTCGTAAAGCTGTCTAATGATGAAGGAAAATTAGAGGCCATCATTCACCTCCTGGCGGATCAGGCAGAACAGGGTCAGCGATATTGATTGTCGCTGGCAGGTCACGGAGCGCCTGACGATAAACAGCCCACGCTGAAGCGTCTACAGGTGCGTCAGCGACTTGTGTCCAGTCGGTGGCGGCGAGTTGGGCGTTTCGCCAGTTGCGAACTTGATCTAGTTTTTGTTCGTCGGTTGCGTCGGGATACAGATAGTCAAACGTCATCATGCTCTCCGGTAAATGATGTTGCCGCCGATTTTGTCGTTCGTTGTCCAAGTAAAAGGAATGGTGGCATTGACACTTCCCGTTGTTACGAACGTGGAGGCTGCGTTCATGTGATAACAAGTAACACTTGTCGTCGATTGAAGAATCCAAAAGTTTGGATATTGCGCTGTGCCAGCGTCATGGGATGAGCCTTTGCCGATCGAAGTGTTCAGAGCGTCTGATGCGGCAGTTACCGGCAACGTCATCGCA